ATGGCACGCAAAAATGATCCTTACATTTATAAGGTGCTGCGGCGCGAGACGCCGAGTCCGCGCCAGCAGGAATTTTTCCGCGCAGAGGCGGCAAACGTCGCCTACGGCGGGGCGCGCGGAGGCGGCAAGAGCTGGGCCATGCGGCGCAAGCTCGTCATGCTCGCCATGCGCTACCCGGGACTGAAGCTCCTGCTGCTGCGCCGGACGCTGCCGGAGCTGCGCGCAAACCACATCCTGCCGCTGCAGCGGGAGCTTGAGGGATACGCCGCGTGGAGCAGCACCGAGCGCGCGTTTCGCTTTCCGAACGGGTCGCGGCTCGTGATGGGCTACTGCGACAACGACAGCGACTGCGCGCAGTATCAGGGGCAGGAATACGAGGTGATCGGCTTCGAGGAGGCGACAAACTTTGAGCCCGACTGGCTGACCTTCATTGCGACCTGCCTGCGCACGACGCGCACGGATTTCACGCCGCGCATTTACTACACCTGCAACCCCGGCGGCCCGGGGCACGCGTACATCAAGCGTCTGTTCATCGACCGGGCGTTCCGGGACGGAGAGTCCCCGCAGGACTATGTGTTCATACCGGCAAAGGTCTATGACAATCAGGTGCTGATGCAGCGCGACCCCGGCTATCTCAAGCGGCTCGAGGCGCTGCCGCCGGCAAAGCGGCGCGCGCATCTTGAGGGTGACTGGAACGTATACGAGGGGCAGGTATTCGCCGAATGGCGCGACGACCCCGCACACTACGCCGACGGAAAGTGGACGCACGTGATCGAGCCGTTCGACATCCCGGACACATGGCGGGTATACCGCAGCTTCGACTTCGGGTATGCAAAGCCGTTTTCCGTGGGCTGGTGGGCGGTGGATTTCGACGGCCGGCTCTACCGCATCCTCGAGCTGTACGGCTGCGTGCCCGGCGAACCGGACACCGGCGTGCGCTGGACGCCGGAGCAGATCTTCACGCAGATCCGCACCACCGAGACCACGCACCCCTATCTGCGCGGACGGGACATCCGGGGTGTGGCAGACCCCGCGATCTGGGACGCATCGCGCGGCGACAGCATCGCCGACATCGCCGACCGGTACGGCGTGTACTTCGAGCCCGGCGACCACCAGCGCCTGCCCGGCTGGATGCAGGTGCACTACCGGCTCGCGTTCGATGCGGCGGGGCTGCCGATGCTGTACGTATTCCGCAACTGCCGGGACACGCGGCGCACGCTGCCGCTGCTGCGCTACGACGCGCACGCGCCCGAGGACGTGGACACACGGCAGGAGGACCACATCGCCGACGAGATCCGGTATCTGTGCCAGTCCGATCCCATTGCGCCGCGGCCCATGGTGCAGCGGACGCCGCAGGTGTTTGACCCGTTGAGCAATGATTAATTATGTAAACAGGAAAAGACTGCGACAGCAGTCTCTTTTTCTCGCAAAATGTCAAAAGTTATGTAAACTATTTGCCGGAAACGGCAGCAAAGGAGCGTCTATGACAAACGAAAAAACGAACCCCCTGCCCTACCGCGCGGCGGCAGAGGCAGGGCTGCCGGAGATGCGCGAGCCCGTGATCACGCCCGACGATGTGGCGCGCGGCACGGAGCTGCTGCGCCGCTACAAGGACGGCAAGCGCGCACTCGAGGCGCGCATCATCGCCGATGAGCAGTGGTACCGCCTGCGGCACTGGCAGTATCTGCGCGACCGGCGGCGCGAGCAGGGCGCCGACGTGGTGGAACCGACGAGCGCGTGGCTGTTCAACGCCATCGTCTCGAAGCACGCCGACGCGATGGACAGCTTTCCGGAGGCGGTGATCCTGCCGCGCAGCGAGCAGGATGAGCCGGACGCGAAGGCGCTGTCGGCCATCGTACCGGCGGTGCTGGAAAAGACGCACTTCGAGCAGGTGTGGTCGGACGCGTGGTGGTACAAGCTCAAGCACGGGTGCGCGACCTACGGCGTGTTCTGGGACAGCGCCGGCAGCGGCGGTCTCGGCGACGTGGCCGTGCGGCAGCTCGACCTGCTGAACCTGTTCTGGGAGCCGGGCATCACCGACATTCAGGACAGCCGCAACCTCTTCGTATGCGCGCTCGTGGACAACGACGACATCGCGGCCGCATGGCCGGAGGCGCGGCCCGGCAGCTGCGGCGTGGAGCTGGCGCAGTATCTCTACGACGACGCGGTGGACACGTCGAACAAAAGCATCGTCGTCGACTGGTACTACAAAAAGCCGCTGCCCGGCGGCGGAACGGCGCTGCACCTCGTGAAATTCACCGGGCGCGACCTGCTCTACGCGAGCGAAAACGACCCCGCCATGGCCGGTGGCTTCTACCCGCACGGGCAGTACCCGGTCGTGTTCGACGTGCTCTACCCCGAGGCCGGAACGCCGTGCGGCTTCGGCATGATCGCCGTGAGCAAGGACCCGCAGCAGTATATTGACCGGCTGAGCGGCAACCTGCTTGAGATGAGCATGAAGGCCTCCACTCCGCGCTTCTGGGTCAAGAAGGGTTGCGGCGTAAATGCGCAGGAATTTCTCGACTGGTCAAAGCCGCTCGTTGAGGTCGAGGGCAGCATCGACGAGGAACGGCTGCGCCAGATCAGCCTCTACAACCTCGACGGGCAGTGGGTGAATATGCTGCAGCTCAAGATCAACGAGCTCAAGGAGACGAGCAACAGCCGCGACGTAACGCAGGGCAGCGTGTCCGGCGGCGTGACGGCGGCGAGCGCCATTGCCGCGCTGCAGGAGGCCGGAAGCAAATCCAGCCGCGACACGCTGCGCGCAAGCTACCGCGCGTTTGAGCGCGTGGTCGAGCTCGTGATCGAGCTCATCCGCGCCTATTACACCGAGACGCGCCCGTTTCGCGTGGCGGCGCCGGGCGCGCAGGGCTATACCTTCTGCACCTACTCCAACGCCGGGCTGCGCGCCCGCGTCGTGGGCACGGGCGCAGATGGCGGGGCGCTTTGCCGCGCGCCGGCCTTTGACGTGTCCGTGCACGCGCAAAAGGAGAGCCCGTATGCGACCGCATCGCAAAACGAGCTGGCGCGGCAGCTGTATCAGCTGGGGGTCTTTAACCCCGCCTTCGCGCAGCAGGCCGTGCCGATGCTGGAGATGATGCAGTTTCCCGGGCGCGACAAGGTGCTCGAGGCCGTGCGCGGCAGCATCGCGCCGCCGCAGCCGGAGACACCGGAAGCGGACGCGGGCACGGATGCGCTGCAAAAAGCGCAGGAGGAGAAAAACCGCATCATCACAGCCAACGCCCGCTGAGGGCAGAAGGGAGAGCAGAGCATGGATGAAAACAACATGACCGCAGCCGAGCAGACCGCCCCCGCTGCGGCACAGACCGAAGCGCCGGCGGAAGCCGCTGAACAAACCGTGACCGTCGGCGCGCTGCGCGGCGCGATCGAGCGCAGGCAGGAGCAGAACATGCGCCGCGCGGCTGAGCAGACCGCCGCGCGCTGGTCGCGCGAGGCGGACGCGCTGACGGTGCAGTGCCCGGACTTTGATCTGGGCGCGGCGCTGAACGATGCCCGGTTTTGCGCGCTGCTGCGCGCAGGCATAGACGTGCGCACGGCATGGTTTGCGCTGCACGCGCAGGCACTGCTGGAGACGGCCTGTCTGCGCGCCGGACGCAGCGCCGAGCAGCGCGTGAGCGAGCACATCCGCGCCCGCGGTCTGCGCCCGGTCGAAAACGGGCTGGGCAGCGGCGGCGCGGGCATCGTGGTGCGACCGGACGTGTCGCGCATGAGCCGCGCCGACCGTGCGGAGCTTGCCGCGCGCGCGGAGCGCGGCGAGCGCGTGAAGCTGAGCCTGTGACCCGCTTCGCGTACATCTGCCGGAACGGCCGGTGCGTGCTGCGCGCGGACGGCCACGCGGCGTACTGCCCGGGCAGCGACATCGTGTGCGCCGGGGCATCCGCACTCATGTGCGCGCTGGCGGGTGCGCTCGACACGCTCGGCGCGCAGGGCGTGCAGCGGACGCTCAGCGCCGGACACGCAGCCATCGCAGCCGACGACCGGACCGATGTGCGCGCGGCGTTTACCGTGGCCGTGACAGGTCTGCGGCAGCTCGCTGAAGCCTACCCCGGTCACGTTGCGGAGGACACCGGCCGCGCCCCCGCACAGGAGGAACCCAACGGCAGCACAGCGGCCGGGTGCTGCCCCGCCGCTGTCCCCGGAAGCGGACAGCAGAGAAAAAAGGAGACATGAGAGTATGGAAAACATCCGCATGGACCTGCGCCTGTTTGACGCAAACACGCAGGTGACCACCCAGCAGAGCCTGACCGAGGAGATGAAGACGTTCTATTCCGACTACCTCATCGACGCGGCCGAGCCCGAGCTCGTGCACGATCAGTTCGCACAGAAGCACCCCATCCCCGCAAACGGCGGCAAGACGATCCAGTTTCGCCGCTTCGCCCCGCTCGGCAAGGCGCTGACCGCCCTGACCGAAGGCGTGACCCCCGACGGCCAGAGCCTGAGCATGAGCACCGTCGAGGCGGCCGTGCGCCAGTACGGCGGCTACATCCAGATGAGCGACCTGCTGCTGCTGACCGCCATCGACAACAACCTCACAATGGCCACAAAGCTGCTCGGCGCGCAGGCCGGACGCACGCTCGACACCATCACGCGCGAGGTGCTCGTCGGCGGCGACAACGTGCAGTACGCCGACGAATCCGTGTCCGCCCGCTACCTGCTGCGCGGCGGCAATGCCGGCGCTGCCGACAACAACTACCTGACCGTCGACTGCATCCGCCGCGCCGTGCGCGCACTCAAAAACGCCAACTGCCGCCGCATCGACGGCGCGTTCCCGGTCATCATCCACCCCGACGTGGCATATGACCTCATGAACGACCCGAAGTGGCTCGCGCCGCACCAGTACGTCGACACCGAGCATATGTACGAGGGCGAGATCGGCAAGATCGAGGGCTGCCGCTTCGTTGAGAGCACGGAGGCGAAGATCTTCCACGCCGAAGATCTGGCAGCCGACAGCCGCACGCTGCTCGCAAACGGCGCAGTGAGCGGCAAGACCACCGTCGCGTTCGACGGCGGCACGGTCAAGCCCGGCGCGCTCGTCGGCCGTCAGGTGCTCATCGGCAATGCCTGCGTGACCGTCAGGGAAAACACCGCAAGCTCCATGACCGTCGACGCCCCGGTCACGGTCGAGGACAACGCCATCCTCTACCCCGGCGAGGCCGGTGCGCAGGGACGCGACGTGTACGTCACGCTCGTGCTCGGCGCGGACGGCTACGGCACGACCGAGATCACCGGCGGCGGGCTCGAGCACATCGTCAAGCAGCTCGGCTCTGCCGGTACGGGCGACCCGCTCAACCAGCGCGCAAGCGTCGGCTGGAAGGCCACGAAGGTCGCCGTGCGCCTCGATGACAGCGCCATCCGCCGCATCGAGACCTGCAGCACCTACACCGAGTAAGAAACCAAATGCCTCCCGCCTTGCGGCGGGAGGCACGCATTCACACAAGGAGGAATACACTATGGCAACCAGAAAAATGACCGACCGCGCCGCCGAGGCCTGGCTGAGCGAACCCGTGACCGTGCACCTGTTTCGTGACAACGGCAGCTACAAGGAGGATAAGATCGTGACCGTCAACGGTGAGACCGTGCGCATCCCGCGCGGCGAGGACGTGACCATCCCGCGCCGCTTCGCGCTCGTGCTCGCGCAGGGTGAGGCGCAGGATGCGCGCACCGGCGCGCTCATCGAGCGCGAGACCGCCCGCTTTGCCGCCGAGAGCGGTGCGCTGGGGCTCTGA